TCATTTTGTGTCTAAATATTTGACATTAGTCCAGTTGGTTTGTTCAAGAGCGTTTCTAAGTTTATTTTCTCCTGTTTCTGAATCTTGTAACTGTTTATATAACTTTTTAGATTGTTCTGAATAGGCACCTGTTTCTTTTACAGATTGTTCATATTCATCTCTCAACATTTTTGAGCGCTTTTCTGCGCCTTCAAGTTGGATTTCTAGTTTCTTTTTAGTAGCCGTTAACTTTTCTGTTGTGCTGGCATCTTTTCCCATCGCAGCAATATGATTTTTATATTCAGCTGCTGCAGTATTCATCACTTGATTAATCTCTTTGATAGTTTGAGCATATTGAACTTGTCCATCCATCTTAAAATTTAAGACAACATCTGTTTCTTTTGTAGACATTTATTTGCTCCTTTCTACCACCAAGGTGATTTATCTAGTGTTGTTGATTCTATTGGTTCAAAATCAGTATTAGATTCTAACCATTGTATATAGCTTTTAAGCCACAAGTTTGGACTTGATTTAAGTAAAAAATCAATATCCCACCCTAACAAAGTTATGGCGACATACAAATAAAAACTCCAAGGAGTACCTACTTCTTGGGAGTTTTCTTGTAATTTCGATTGTTTTTTCGTTTTGCTTTTTGAAAATCTTGTGGCTTCTTCGATTTTTTTAGGTCTTCCACCTGAAATGCTTGTCTTGTGAAAATTTCCATGCAGACAGAATAGATTGAAAGAACATCACCGCTCATTCCTAAGAAATTAAAAATTGTTTCTGAACTTTCATCAAGTCCACCTGTTCTAAGCATTCCGTAAATAAGAGAACGCATGATTTTAAGATCTGAAGATGCCAAGTTTGAGGATTTAATGCGCCCCTTACTCTTCTTGAGCATCTTATTCATATCTGCTTCAAATTGTGCGTAATCGCCGCCATAAATATCCGCAATATATTCCATGGTTTCCATTGTAAATGAAACAGGAAATTCTTTTCCTTTAATCATACAGATTGAAGTATTTTCCAGATTATCAATTTGAAAACCATAATCAGATAATTTTGCCATTTTTACTCACTTTCTACTTTTACTTTGTTTCTGGTGGATTTTTACTGTCTGAAACTACCTTATCCCATTGTGCTTCATCAAAGATTGGCACTGAAATAAATGTATCAACAGGGACATCAACTGCACTATCACGATTAGAATCATAACTTGCGTACATAATGTTGTTATTATTTAATCCTGTAGCAACAAGGTTAGCTGTCACATCGTCAATTTTAGTTTCTTCTTCTGCCGTAGTGTATTCTTCATCAACAACATTCGATAGTTGTGTTTTAGGATACCATACAGCTTTCTTCCCACCATTTTCAACATTACCAATGAATCCAAAAGCAAAATATGGCAGCTCACGAGCGTTGTTTTTCCCAAAAGTCACTCCACTTTTTGAAATTAATCCTTTCAACTCGTCCATTACTTCAATAGGAATCCCCACATGATCCAAGCCAATCTCATGTTTTGTCTCTCGTGATACACGGCGAAACATCTTGCTTGATGCCCATTTTTCCAATTCTGAACCATTACCCTTAATTGCTAGCTTAGTAGCGATAGGCAATCGGACAATTTCTCCATATTCTGGCGGTGTCGAAACTGTTTCTCGAACAGTCATCATCGCAATGAGAATATCATCCAAACCTTCAAAGTAAAATACATCTTGTTTTCCCAAGTTACTTACCTTCCATTTCCTTTATTATTTTTTTAGTCATAATGTCCTCAACATTACTTTTTTGTTGTTGCCAAGTCCCTTCCACAAAATGTTGGGCTTTCATATTGACAGTACCATTCTCAACAAAGCGCCAATAGAAGGATGTATCTTCAAAATAAATAGTCACCTTATCATCTTCAACATCAACTTTTATATGGTCCTTCATGTGCTTCTTTTTCATCAACGACCGAGGAATATTTGGTAAAAGTTTATCAACAAAATATTGAGCTGCTTCGTTAAGAGATTCAAGTGTAACTTTTTGTGGATCAACTTGAGACAAACGACTCGTATAATCTAACATGTCTTGAAATCCATTATTATCTTTCAATATCTTCTACCACCCTTATTTGAGTATAAAAATTAGTTACCGTATCATCATTTTCATCCCCTTGAATACCATAAAAATCAGTATGAGGAATCTTTTTCAGAGCCTTTTCTAAAGTAATAAGCTCTTTTTCTGTACCTTTTGTGAATAAAGATACCTGGTATAAAGGCATTAATTTAGCTGTTTTACTAGAAGCTATCTTTTTTCCCATAGAAATATTTGAGTAAATAATATACGGATAGGAAACTCCTGGCGGAGCTTTCCCTCTAAATGTTTGTGGATTGACTGATTTTAGTAGTTTTATCAATTCATCAAAACTAATCGACATAGGCCAGACTTAACTCCATTTCTCTAGCATCCATATTTGTATAGATACGAACAATATTATATGAAATCCCTTCAATAGTGATTCCACTTTCTTTTTCAGTAATACTCTTGTCCAAGCGAATCTTAATCCGTCTTACAACATCAGTTTTAGCTTGTTGTGAAAGATATTTTTCTTGAGCAGTAATACCAATATCTTGATAAAAAATATCTCGTTTTTTCTTCATCTTTTTTATTGGTCTGTCATCTTCATCAACATCCCACGACAATTGCAGCAAGTCAGCTTTCCATCTAAGGTTGTTCGTTTGTCTCTTCATCTACAAAAGCCTCCTGAACAAAAAAAGGCGTCATTGCTTCTAACGCCTCACCTAATTCTTTTTCTGCAACTCTATACTCGAACATGATTCCAGCAACCATAATTATCAAGTACTCTGCTTGTTTTCCAGTTGCTTTTTTCACATACTTCTCAGCATTTTTAATATAGAGTTCTAAAAGAGAATCGTCCATTCCTTCTTCAAAATGAAGATGTGCTTTAAGTTTTTCTGCTAATGACGATTCTTCAATTTCCATCACTCACCTCCGCCAGTGATCACTTTCCCAATTTCATAACGATAAACAGTTGGTTCAAATTTAGAATATACAAGCTGACCATCTAGTAAATTATAAATTTGGAAACCAACACGATTGGTTCCAGCATATTTCTCTACTAATTTTTGCATTTGCATTGCCCCAATAACATCTTGAATTTGGAATGATTTGAAATCACCGAAATAAAGAACAGGAATATCCGCAGCTCCTTTTTTATCCGCTGAATCGGTAAATTCCATTGGATATCCAACGAGTGAATTTCCGATTCCACCTTCTGCTTGTGTCATTGGACGCAGAAGCGGGAAACCATCCGATGTTTTCATTTTTTCAATTAAAGTTAATGCAGCACGGTTGATGATCCAACGTCCATTTTTCATAACTTCTGTAACAGGTGTGTTCTTCATTTCAATAAGTGCATCGTAAAGCTTTTGACCAGCATCTGCTGCAGTAACATCTACTGCTACTGATGGCACAAATGGTACCGCCTTTTTAGCCAATGCACCTGGATTTTCATTTCCTGAATCGTCACCATTAAACATATAGTTTGTTTCTTTACGAACATATGCTTTTTTAAGTTCATCAATTACAATAGTTTCAATCGGAGCACCTGACATATTGAGCAGCTTTTTGGTAACAGTTGCTAAGGCATCAAATTCAGCAGGATTCAATAGAATTTCGTCAAATTCGATAGAAGTTTCTGGAATTTCATCATCTGAAGCTCGTTCTTTTTTATTAAGGTTAGCTTCGGCTTTCTTCACCAAAACAGGATATTTAACATCACCCTTCGTACGATTTACGGTACCGTATTTACGTAGAAGATTCTCTTCTTGCGCATAAGTGATGATTTCACTCGCAATGACTTCTGGAACTGTTACTGAACCATTCCCTGTCTCAATTCCTAATGATCGTGCTTCACCTTCTGAAATTTTACCTACAACAAAGTTAGCAAAAGCTGAACGCACTTCACTTTCACGAACTTTTGTAGATTTTGCATTACGTGTTGAAAGACCACTTCCGATAGCTGCTAAAGCAGCTGAACGTTGTTCTGGGGTCGCTGAACGATTTTCATCATCAGAACCACCTTGTCCTTCATCGTCATTCCCACCATCTCGATTTTCATCATCTTGAGAATCATCATTTCCAGAATTATCAGAACCCTCGCCTGATCCGTCATCTTCTAGCTCTGCAAGTTGATCTGCAACATCTTGAAGCTCATTCGTAATTTGAGCAATTTCATCTTGAATTGCTGTCAAATCTTCCGCACGTGTTTCTGGATTTTCAACTTGTGTACGAAGTTCTGTAAGGCGTGCTTTGTTACGTTTTTGTAGTGCAATAAGTAATTTTTTATTCATTATTTCTCCTCCAAGAGATTGTTTATTTTTTTGATTAAAGCTGTTCTAGCTTCGATTTCTTTTCCAAAGTCTTTATCCCTAACCAATGAAGCTTCAGTATCATCATACGCAGGAATAGAAACTACTGATATTTCATAGAGTTCAACTTCTTTGATAGTCCGAAGAGCTGGCTCAACTGAGTAATCCCATTCCTCACCAGTCACAAAAAATCCAAATGAACACTGGTTAATATCGCCACGTGCCATACTTTCTGATAAGTCACGAGCTACTGAAGTATTAGGAAGCTCTACATTGAAGTTCAAGCCTTTTTCGTCTTCTTTTAAAGTCAGTGTTCCACTTTTAGTTCGACCAAGGACATTATTCCAGTCATGATTAAATAATGCACGAATATCACCATTTTCAGATAAACTTCTTGAAAATGCTCCCGGTTCAATGACTTCATCGAACCAATCACCAATTCTAGTTTTAGAATTAAAAACAGCCGCATAACCTTCAATGGATGTGTTCTGTTCTTCATTCTCAGACCTGGTATTAAACTTCGTAATATCAAACGCTCTCGTTTCCTTTTTCTTTGTTATTGTTATCACCTCCTTTCAAGGAATCATCTGTTGCTTTCTTTTGACCAATTTTAGAAAGGTCATTTGAGATATAAATTGCTTGTGTCTCCGGTGTATTTTGTTTAGGGAATCCTAACATCTCAGCCACATTATCTGGTGATGTAATACCTGTACGAACAATGTTATAACCAATATTTGTTTTCGTACTATAAGGAACAAAATCAAGAATATTAATTTTGAACTTCACTTTTTTTGAAGAACCTTTACCGAAAAAAAGAAGAGTTAAATGCTCTCCGAAATTTTTCATGATATGTTTAACTGCCTTATTATGGAGGTACATCATTCCTTTTTCAAGATCAGTTTTCAATAAAGAAGTATACGTATCAACGTTTACTCCTAAAAACTTACCTAAATCTTTTTTATACACATTAAGATACGACAGTATCTTTTCATCTTCAATTGGACTTTTTAGTGTATCTATTGAATATCCTTTACCAAGTGGAATCATTTTTATTGTTCTTGATTCATCAATTCCCTCTAATTGATCAAGTATTGCCTTAATAAATTTTGATTGTCCTGAGTTTTGAGGGTTAATATGTGCATCTAGTTTAAGCATGAAAGCAAGTAGCCCACCTTTGGAATATTTGTCAGTCAATACCTTTTCAGCATTCATAACGCCATTTAAAGTATCTTTGCCAATATCCAAAATACCAACGCCTTCCAAATGATTTGTTCCAATGTTTTTTATATGGCGAATCATGAAAGATGGTATTTCTGTTCCATTGATCTTGAAATGCTCAATTAATTGATCATCAAGTTCAGTACTCACATTTGCAGCTAGATGTATTTGATCACCATCTAATACAGGAAATATTTCACCATGTAAAAGGTAACTATTCGTCATTAGTTTGATAAATTCAAAACTTGATAGGTAATTGTTTGGCTTACTCAAAATAGAAAGAACCTTATTATCTTTGATTTCTTCTCCCTTTTCATTTTCAATTACAATATCTGCTAATGCCACTTGGTTACTAATATCTTGTAAAAGCTCATATACATCGCTTGATGAAAGAATATTTCCATCATTAGAATAAACTCCACCATATCTGATAGAGTTTGAATACACATCTTCTACCCACCCTCGTTTTTCAGCTTGTTTAAAAAGGTAATTAGAAAATGCATCTCTAATACCCATAGCATCACCTCCTTTAGCGATAAATATCGCTGATTAAATCATCTATTGCATCATCGCTAATATCTTCAAGTAACATCATTGTTTCTTTATGAGCCACTAAGAAAGCCACAAAGCCATCTATTTTTTTCTTGGATTGTCTTTTTGATGGAGCTTTCATACCGTTGATATTAGTTACTACAACAACATTAAGTGCGCAATATACAAAAAGAGGATTATCTGTAAATAATCTCTTCTCATAAATAATACGTTCTGAGTCATCAAGCGGCGCATTAAGAACTGTTGGATATTGATTGACTGCAACACTTTCAAGACCTAAATTTTCACATTTTTCAATAAGCTTTTGTGACATGGCTGGGTCATAGTTAAGCTGCTGCACATCATATAAATCCATACACTCAACAATATAATCAAAAATCTGATCTTGATTAATCATCTTTCCATCACAAAATGTCACAAAGCCTTTTTCCGATAAATCACGATACGGGACATTATCTTCTTTTTCCCTAAAATCAATATCTGCGTTTGGAATAAAGTACATTTGTTTAACTTTCAGAATTGCTTTTCCTGTTTCATCAAATGTAGGGAAATTCAAGCTAACACATGTTAAGTCAGTGGTTTTAGAGAGGTCAAGGCCAAGATAACAAGTTTCTCCGCTAAGATCACCTAAATCATCAACAAGTACATGTTCAACCTGTTCTTGTTCAAAATAATTATCTGCACTGTTTACAAAAAGATTCAAATGTTTAGATAAAAACTCAGCCTTAGAATGGGCCGAGCGTTTTGCTTTTTTAAATTCTGTTTCCAATTGTTCCATACTCACTGAAACTCCTATATTTGGATTGACCATTTCCCAAACTTTGCGATCTTCCCAATCAAAATTTTTGTTCGGTTCCCAAATCGCAACAAATAAAGAATCGTCATCATCATTTTCTAGAACATGTTTTGCATACTTGTACACTCGCATACCTACTGAGGACGAACCTTTACCCGCAGTTGAAACATTGAGCATCATCGGTTGTTCCCGAGCTATCTGAGCCGACTTTAAGTTGTCATACATATCCATATTTTCTTGAGCATGTAATTCATCATTTAATACGAAGTGAGGGTTTTTACCTTCTAAACCTTTAGTATTCTTACTAAGAACTTTAAATTTATTCTTGTAAACTACACCATTAATCTTATACGTGTAAAGTGCACCACTCACACTTCCATTGACACCCTTATAGATTTGAGTGCCTTCTAGTAGCTCTTCTGAGTTTTCAATTGTTTGGGCAATTGGTTCAGCAGCATTTTGCGCTTGCTCATAATCACTTGCGGCAGCATAACAATCTGCACCAAGTTCTCCCTCACCATACATTGCATAAAGCAAGGCACCTGCAGCAATCGCTGTTTTCCCATTCTTTTTAGGTACTTGAGTATAAGATTCACGAATTACTCGTACATTCTTACCATGCTCATTAGTGTGATACCAACCATACATATTGGAGAAAATAAACATTTCCCACAATTCAAGTTCAAGAAGATTTCCAGCTAATGGACCTTTCACATGTCGTACAAAAGATTGTACAAAATCAAGCATTTCATTCGCCCGATTAACATCAAACCATATATCTTTTCTTTTTTGCCACTTCCTATAACGCTTGACTGCTTTTACTATTGAATTGGGATACTTGGATTTTTTACGCAAGACTTTTTTAGCATATAAATCTGCATAATTTATCCCAGGTTCAATAATCACCCTGAGTTTCTCCATTTATCACGATGTTTTTCTAAACTACTTACCGTTGACATGTGAGGAGTTTTTTCATCGTTTTTTTCAACTTTTGGTACAGTTTTGCGTTTATTCGTCATGCCTAATGCATCAAGCATTTTATTTTTCTTGTCGTTCCAAGTTTCGACATGTTGAGCCAAAGGATGTTTCATTTCATTTATGGCACCAGCCTTGTTCTCATGCAGTTTAGTAGGTGGGAATCCTTTATCTCTCCATTCCTCATACATAGATTTATAGATGATAAAAGCATCAAGATAATTCTCAATTAATGGATCAATTGATGGCGAATAGAGTTCTTCTTTTTCAAGTTTTTCTTTAATACTTTTGCGCTCTTCAATCCTTGCGGCTTCTAACTCTTCCAGCTTTTTCTTTTTGGATTTTCTCGCCATCTCACACCCCCTTTACTTTTTAAAATGTTGTGCAACTTTATTCGTGACTCCTCCTACCCTATCCTCCAACGAAAAATATTTTTTTATTTTGGATAGGGGGGCTATCAAGAAAAATAATTTGGAAAGACTTTTTTATCTTTATCTTCATTTTCTTCAATGACATGGCATTTAGGACATAAAAGCATTAAGTTATTTGGTTCAAGCTTAAGAAGCTTGTCTTGCTTGATAGGTATGATGTGATGGACATGTGCTTGTCTACCATGTACGAACCTGCCACAACGTTGACAACAACCTTTATTTTTTTCATAAATAAATTGTCGCATTGCTTTCCATTCTTTCGTTCGATAGAATGGTTTGTTCTCATGGTGATAGATGTCTTTCTTCTTGCGGTGCCGCTTAGATCTGACATGCTCCTCACAGTACTTACCTTGGTTTATCTTATTGTCACATCCGTTGAAATCACAATATTTCATTGCAAGAATTCAAGGATTTCTTTTTTCTTTGTAAGTTCCTTTGGAATCTCTACTTCTATAGAAGCAGCATATTCTTTAAGTTGAGGAACACTCATACTATTAAGATTAATATCTTTTTCTTCTGGATCTTCCTGTTTCTCTTGAACTTCTCCTACTTCAAAATCTGGCTCTTCACCATCGGCAACAAATAAAGTTCGCTTCTTCTCAGAATCCCAAAATTCTGTTCCAGTAATTGTTTTTCTTACTTTTGAAATCATAAGTATTTCCTTTCAATATAAAAAGCCGATAGCTTTTGCTACCGACTTAGAGTAAGAATAATCTAGGCACTCTTTGTTCACCAAGACTTAATTATTTGTGTTCTGCCAAATTATTCATGTTACCATTATCGCATTAAATAATAGACTAAAAGTCTTATAATTGTTGCGTAAATGTTGCATACATTTTCATATAGTTTTATTCACCAAACTATATATGGATTGATTCTTTCTTTTAGCTCATCTATTCTTCGAAAAATAGTGGACCGATCTGCACAGATTTCGCTAGCTACTCCATTCCATGTCCATCTGTTCTTATGATACATAGAGAGTGCCTTCTTTGCTAATTCATCTTCTGATGGCCACCACATATCCAAAGCGTTCTTATGTTGTTTCAATTCATTTAATAAAGTATCTTCAGCAATTTCCTTGTCAATTTGTTCTTGTAATAAAAGTTTGCTCTCCTGTTCTGAGCCACCCTTATAAGCTGTTCTGATTCCTAAGTTATCCGGCTTACTTTTATACTTTATTTTAAATGTGATTGTGTTTATCCTTGATTGAATTTGTTTATCAAGATTACCAGTAACATAATCTTTAATCAGTCTATCTAACTTATCTGCCATGTATCAAGCTCTCCTTTTGTGGTATAATTTAGATAGAATAAATCATTTACCTAAGCCCGTTCCAGCGGGCTTTTTTGTTTTTATATTAAGGACAGTAAAAATAATGTCAGATAAACTAATAAAATAAATACTAATCCAGAAACTGTTAGTTTTACGGCTCTTTCAGTTTCATCATCTGCTATCTGCTTATTGAGATACTCATTCCACCGCACATTTATACTTTTATATACAACTAATTCATACATAAGTACAAGAGCCAATGCTGTCCAAGCACTAATTATTGGTAATTCAAATATCCTGAGTACAAATGTATTCCACCCAAAACTCAATACAAATCCATTTAATACCATTGTTATTAAATTAATTATCGCTATAATTATCTTCATTCCACTACCTCATTTGTTTTAGAACTATTGGCTAATTCTGTAAAAGTTACTAATGCTTTTTGAATACCAAGTCCTAAAATTCTAAAAGCTTCCTTTATACCTCCGCTTATTTGCCGAGAGGTTAGCCCGTTAAATGGTGTTATATCAATATTGAACTGTTTAAACACGCTTTTTTTATACCTAATTTGCTTAACTTGTTTCTTCTTAGTAGCAAGCCTTTGCTTTTTCCAGCTTGATTTCATTCAAACTCCAATCTAGCTTCGCAAATATCACAGACTTGTTTATCTTGTCCTGGTATTACTTCAGCTTCTTTTATTTTTCTACCACATAAATAACAGTGATAATTCAGTTTTAATTCTCTGTGGTCCATGTCACTCAGTTACCTCCTCTAACTGCTCACATACAACTGGAATGAATGCCATTCCCAACTCTTCTTGACGAAATACCCCTTTTCTCATAAAATCTGCTGCTTCTTCCAAACTCTCAAATTCAGCCTCTGAACTATTACATCTTATTTTTTCATCTGTCATTACATATGTTGCACTGTAGAATCTAAATCTCATCTTTTTTATTCTCCTTTAACTATGGTAAATATATAATATAATCGGAAGTGGCTTTATAAGCTGTACTCCCTTGTAATCACTGCCTTTATAAGGCTTTTTTTATTTTGGTTAAAACAGGCTATTTTTTTAGTTTAATTTCTGTGTTACGTTCAAAAGTAAATTGAGATTCAAACTTGTACTTCTTCTTATCATCTGGCTGTTGAGGATTAATATTAACAAGATAAGCAGGTAATGACATGAAACTCATGAAACCTACAAACAAAGCTTGTCCAAACATCTCAATAAATGGATAATCTTTTTTTAGATCCACAACATTATTGTGTGTGATTAACACTGCCTTGATATTTTTATTCTTTACTTTTCCTAAACGTCCAGTAACAACATAATCTTGCATTTCGTTCTTACTCATCTGTACAATCTCTTTCTAAATCTTCCCAATAACAATCATCACACAAGTAATAACCGCAGCTTACATCCCATAAATCACCCTTAGGAGACATCACTCCACATTTATCACAGACTCTCCATTCAGTTTCTTCACTCATCTTCACTCCTCCACCAATTCATCTACCGAGCAGCCGAGCGATTGCAAATGTCATTCTTCCACCTCAATTTTTTCATAGCAATCTACAAATAATCTTTCTTTTTGTTTTCTCTTAGTCAAATAAACTCATCTGTCCTTCCTTTTCTTCTCTAAGTGGAATCCAATCTGGTAATTTACTTTCAATATGTTCAATGGCTTCCTCGGTCCATTCCTTGATTCCCAAAAACTCCATGGCATCTTTGCTGTGCGGAATAACATTTACTTCTGAAAATCCTAATGGATTATCTGCACTATTTTGAATAAAATATACTTGCTTCGCTGCCATTTCTAATGCATCACCATGAATGATTACTCCATTCATTCCACGAATTGCAAAGGCATGAATCAAGAATGAAATAGCTTCATCTGATAATTCTAATGCCTGGTACCAATAGTTACTCGGCAAATAGTTAAAAAAGTCTGCATTCATTCTGTCATCTTGCCATTTTTGAATAATTAGAGTTCCTGTTCCTGCTCCAGTTATATCAGCACCTCCAGAACCACCTACAAGCAACGCTGTGAGCTTACCAAGTGCATCTGGTGTATAATGCTGTCCTTTTGCCGAAACAGCTGAGTGAGTCATAAAATAGTCCCTGAAAAAGTCAACACTCATATCATTATGGATAGCCAAAATTTTAGTATAAAATTCTTCACGTCCATCTTTATCAAAAACAAGCTCTTTTATTCGATTGGTAAAATTCATATGTTCTTTGACATCCAGCATGTCATAAAATTGTTGTTCAGTGATCGTCATGTTGTTTCTCCACGTCGTATTTTACGCTCAAGTCTACTTTTCATTAGTCATCACCTACCTCTCTTTTTTCGTAGCATGATCTGCAAAGTAACTCATGATCCACTGTTGCCATTGCCGTATTTTCATGGCAAATTTCGCATTTTGTTACTGTTTTAGATGTCTTAGCTGATGAAGCCCATAATTTTGTGAGTTCCTTTAAAACCTCTGCAGTTTTATCACCTTGCTTTTGATGATAGAATCGGGCCTTTTCTGCTCTCATTGCCAATACTGTATAAACAACTGCAGCTACTAGACAGATAAGTGCTGCGATTATATTTTCAATTCCCATTATTTATCTCCTGTACTTCCAAATCCACCTGTACGCTGTCCGGCCGCATTGTCATTATCAACTAATCCATATTTCACAAATACAGCTTGCATGATTCTTTGGCCTGCTTCAATAGTCACTGGCTTGTCTGTGATATTTGTGAACATTCCTTTGAACTCATTGGGAAAATAGTCATGATCAATCACACCTAATGAATTTGAAAGAATTAAACCACGCTTTCGTGGATTTGAGCTACGATCTATAAGTAACATCACATCATCTTGTTCCATTTGGATTGCTAGTCCTGTTGATACAAGCTTAATCTCTCCTGGTTGGATAGTTACAGTCTCACTTGCTGAAATATCATAACCAGCAGAACCTTTTGTAGCTCGTTCTGGCATAGTTGCATTATTGGTCAATTTTTTAAAGTGTCGCTTCATTGTTCCCATTGTAAAATTCCTCTCTTATCATATCCCTTTGTATTCTTCGTCTCAGTCGTTGCTCTTCTTTGGTTTCTTTCCCTCTTTCGATTGAAGCACACTTACCTTTTGCTTGATAAGGTACTAAAACTTTTTCTTCCCCTATTTTTACTGCATACATTGTTTGTGCTCTTGGTTTTGAACCGTTTTGAACTGTTCTACCCATCATACTTATGCGATTGAATTGTTTCTGCGAAAAATTAAAATGTTCTTTTACTTCCAAGCTATTTCCTGTAAAAATAACTTTTCCATATTGCCAAACTTCAACAACTGCAAGTTTTGTTAATCTTTCACCCATTGAAATACTCCTTTCGCAAATTTTCCATCATGATTTTTCTCTTTGTTTGTCGTCTTAATTGACGCTCTTCTTTAGTTTCAGTTTCTCGAAGCTTTTCTTCTTCAATTTCTGAAATCATAAATTTAGAAACATTGTTTGCATTACGGTTTGATTCTACAATTCCATACTCATGGCCTATAAATTTAGCATAAATTGTTGTAGGTCTAGGAACTCTGCCCCGTTGTACACTAATACCTTTACCTCGCCATGAATTAATTTTCTTTTGGTCTATCCCAAAGTACTTTTTTATTTCGTTGGTGTTGCCTGAAAATAGAACCTCTTCACCTTGGATAATTTCTAAAACAGCTAGCTTTGTTTCTCTCACTATTTTTTCTTTCATCTTTACACCCTAATCAAAAATATATCTATTTCCTTCCAGTTTCTTATCCAAGACCGTTTTAAGTTGTTTCCATGTCATATATTCACCATTGTTAGAATGTTTATAGACAGCTTTATATATCTCTCTGAGTGCATCCTTATCTTTATTTTCTATAAAGACATTTTGATTTCCATATCCATCTCTCACTCGTTGGATAGATATGAGATGCAGTCTTTTAAATAATTTACTTGTATAACTTGTCATACTACAACCTTCCTAACTTTTCTAAATCTCTTTTGAGCTTATCTTGACATTCCTGTTCAGTCTTGACTATCTTGTAAATATTCTTACTGTCACGCTTTTGAAAGTCATTTCTCAACTGTTCTGCACGTTCCAAAGGTAAATCCCAAGCATGTTCATGAAATCTGCGCCAATGATTATTATGTTGATCTGGTTCTTCACAATAGTAGAAATTACCTGTAAGAAAAGCTGGTCTATTATGCGTATCTCTACGATATCTAACTAGATGCATTTTTTTCCTCTTTTCGTTTGGCTTTATAAGCTTCAAATTTAGCTTTCTGATCAGCACTAGTATTATCTACATATTGCTTTTGTGACCATTCTGGAGCTTCTTTGGTCACCTTTTTAAATTGTGATTTATTGGAACGTTTACTTTCATGAGCTTCTAAATCAGAAATATTTTTGATTCCTGATTTTTTCCAATTTGAAAGTATAGAGTTGATATAACCAACTTTCCTAGCTCCATTATCAACAGCAATTTGCATTGCTTTTAATACCATTTCTTGGCTATGTTCTGATAGCCACTCTGTAATTCGTTCAGCTATATACCCAGTAAGAGAACCGATGTTGTTTTCATAAAAATTTACGACTGTAGAGCTATCTACGATGTCTCTTTTATTATTAATTGTGTTATTAATTGTGTTATTCTCTTTTAGATTTTTCTTAATAGGCTCACTAGTTTTTTCTAAAGAGGGTATTTTGTTTTTTCTAATGGGGGTATTTAGATTTTTCTGTATAGGGTTGATATATAGCTCTCTTCGCTCAATCTCTTTACTTTTATCTTTATAAAAAATCTTACTTCTTATATACCCTAGCTCTTGTAACTTACTGATTGTTACACTAATTGTTGGCTTAGAAACACCATACTTATCTGCAAGTTTTCCATTGCTAATCCAAGCAAATCCTGTAATGTTTGCTAGAGCTGAGATTTCCCCGTATATCAATCGTGCCAAAGGAGTTAATCTGTTATCATGCAGCACTTCTTGAGGAATAACCACATAATAATTGACTCCGTGGAAATCACTTTCTTTTTCCATGACTTCTCCTTATTCTATTTATTTTTCAAGTTTTTAATTTCTATAAAATCCAGTAACAAAGACTCCAATCTTTGTTACTGGGATGCAGTCCATTTGGTGAACACTATAGCTTTTTACGTGGTTTCAATGACAAAATACGATTTAAGTTATTATTCGTGTTCTGGACAATATTGTTCTAAGACGAGTTTATTGTGTTCCTGGCACATAGTTTAAATATTTTTTATACGAGCAAATTGGATACTTAACTCATTATCATCAAGGTTCGTATAAATCGTTGTTGTTAAAATGTTTTTATGCCCCATCAATTGTTGCAACATTGTCGCATCTCCACCATTATCAATGAATGCTTTAGCGAAATAATGTCTAAATGCGTGCGGATATACCTTGTCTTTATTAACTTTGGCTTTCCCAGCTAGAACTTTAAGCTTTGCACGATATGTTCTTTGATTTTTAAAGAATATTTCATTTTCTATCTTGTTTTCTCGAACATATTTTTTGAGTAATTTCTTTAAGAATGGAGGGATAGCAATACCACGGCTTTTCCCTTTGTTTTCTACGGAAATTATTTTTTGCCCAAGATCAGAAGCTTTTAAAGCACATGCTTCAGTAATTCTAAGTCCTGTATTACCTATTGTGAGCATAAAGAGTTTTAATTCATCATCATGACAATTCTTTAGCAGCTTCTTATATTCTGATTCATTAATAGACTCTCTATGATAAACTGCTTGAGATTTAAAGAGTTTTACAGATAATCCCTCTTTGATATACCCTTCTTCTTTAAACCAGTTAAGATAAACATTCACACTAACTAGCTTTTGATTAATGGTTTTCATTGTGTAATATTTTTTGGGCTTATATTCATAATCTCTTAAAAATTGTTTGAACTTAATCAATGATGATTTTTCTAAAATAAGGTTGTTTGATTTCAAAAAAACATCCAACTGCCGCAAAGTATTCAAATAGTTTTTCCGTGTGTTTTCTGCAATCTCATTATCGATCAAATGCATTTCATATTCTTCAATTTCTATCAATCTATCACCTCCAAATAATGGTAAATATATAACATAATCGGAAAAGACAATATAGTACCTAAACAATTGATATATAAGGAGTTACATACTCTTTATTTAAATCATTAAAACAGGTCTATTTTTAGCTTTTTTATGCTATAATTAAATTAGAAATTGAGAATTACACACTTATCTTTATTGTTTCTAGTTAGTGGCTAGGAACTTTTTTTATTTTCTCCGTGCTATAATATTTATGAGCGGATACTGAGAATATCAGCTTGAAAATAACAAGAAAGGAGAAAAGCTATGAATGATGACGACAAGTATCTTTTGAGTGAATTCCTTGGAGTCGAAAATGATTTTTACGCAAACACGGAAAATTTAGTTGAACAATTAATGGAATTTGGAACTTCTGAAATACCAATGCTTGAATTTAGATGTTCTGAAATTTTCACTTTACGTCATAAACTAGACTTGTTTATGACAATAAAAAGTGATTTTTATCATTATGAAATTGCTTCGTTGATTAGCTTCTGGGATAGTTTATTCATCCAAATTAAAGAAATTGTTACAGAAAACGGACGTAATACAAGCTGGTTATCAAGTAAATTTGAAAATTTCAAAGGACAACACGAAATTGTTGATTTAATGGTGCGAGAACAACTTAAAAGTATGTCAAATTAAACCTTAAAGTCACTATCTTTAGTGGCTTTTTTTAATGCTATATTTTTAATACGGCGCCCGGCTTCTTCAATAATGTAGTGACCTAAAGAACCTGCCATGTCCCATTTAGTTTTATTAATTGCCTTTATAGCTTCTTCATAAGTATCAAAATTTTCTAGGACTTCACTTACTAAGTTATCTATGATTGAATTTACGTCATTACGTGCTTTTATAAATTGATCAATTGTGTTGTTCATTATTTACTCCTTTAATTAATTTTGCTAATTCTTCCCCCAACCAGCTGCAAGGCAATAGTTTTAAGTGGTTTCGGTAAACATCAGACAATTTGAAGTATTTTCTTTCAAACTCTGATATCATTTCTTCTTTGATTTTGTTTGCATCCTGGATCAAAGTAAAAGGTACAGGACGATCTAAGAACTTGTAAACCTTCATTTGTTCCATTCTGGCAATCCTGTCCACGTTGTGTGCCAACGTGCTGTAATTTCGCTCTGGCTTAATTCTTGAGCTAAATACGATACAACAGACTGCTCAATATTTTGAGTGCTCTGAGCATTGTTTCTGACGATTTGACGAGCAATTGGCTTTTCCGATTCTGGAACATTTGAAAAATCTTCTAAATTTGAAAGTTCTCTCCATGATGGAAATCTTTTTTTGAGTTTTTGAAACATCTTTTTCTCCTTATATTTTGATTGCTTTTGCGTTTAACCTCTGTGCTATGATATTCATGCACCAATCGTTTTTAGTGATGATATCTGCTAATATTTCGCCGGTATCTTGTTCTACGATTAGATACATGAATATTCCTTTCAATCTTATTGAATATGCAATTGATTTATTTTTGCCTTAGTTACTGATGATGGCTCCCAAGTACTGACAAAGTCAAGGACTTGTAAGAAGTCTTTATCTTTAATACGTCCACGATTAGGAACATTGAATAATTTCTTGATACTAGATCCCAAGTCTTGGAAGAGTAAACTTCTTGCTTCACTATCTAAATGTTGATCACGGCAGATAGTTGAAACTTTTTTACGAACATAACTGTCAATTGTTCCCTTATCTTCAGTTGTGATCAGCTTGTTTTCCTCTAAATCATGAAGTTTAGACTCTACAACATCCATACGTTGCGCTGTTTCTTCATTTGCAGCTAAAGCAAGTTGTGCAAGCTCTCGTTGAGTTGTTGGTATTTGCTGTTGTTCAATTTTTTTAACTTTAAAATATGTATCAACTAAAACATCATACATATCCCAAGCCTGATCTGTTCCCAAAGACTTGGCATGGAGCAACGCTCCTTTTTCTGTCCAAAGGTAAAGCTTATTCATATTTTGAGCAAAACCGAAAATTTCGTTTTTGCGTTTAAATTCTCGAAGATACTCACCTTCCAATAAAATAAAATGCTTACCTTCTTCAAATCGTGATTTATTGTTATTGAAATTATCAACAATAGTTCTTGGCTTTGTTCCATATCCTTCAGCAATCTGTTGTGTAGTCAAAACTCGTTGACTGTTTAATTCTATAATTTGTAATTGATTCATTCTTATGAATTCCTTTCTGATTTTATTTACCGATATATTTTCTTAAGTCATTTTTTATAAAATCCATGGCCTGTTCAGCTAAAAACCACCAATGATTTCCTTGACCAAGACCGTAATAGGCCCAACCTTCTTCGTTTCTTTCTATATCAATAGAATTTCTGATACTTGGTTTTAAAAGTATTTTAGTCATAGTATCAGGGCTCCATCCCGCGTAATTACAAAATTCCTGCATAGAATCTATGGTCACCAAGCGGCTCTTTTTCAGCTCTTGGTACTCTACTTTATCTACTAGAACCTTATCCTCTGGAATTACTAAAGTTACTTGTGCTGTTAACATTTGCTGTTCCATTGATTTCCTTTCTAAACTTCTAAGTCGTAGATAAAGGCAATATCAGCTAAAATAACCAGGGCTGCTTTGCCATTTTCCTTACCACTCATAATGTTTGACATGCGACTTGCAGGAATCTTAGAATCTGCTTTTTCAGATGCGATATCAGATAGAAAAGCAAATGTATATCCTTTTCTATCTTTTAATTCCTGAACAGCTTTACGATATCTCTCGAATTTTTCTTGTGTCATAATTACCTCCATCTTTCTTAAATAAAGTTTTTATAAAGAAAATTTATATTTTTTTCTATTTTATCCTTGACACTTACGGTCAAATAATCTATAATTAAGGCATAGTTAAAGAGCCTATTAAACACTTTATAAAACTTGCTTGGCGGCTGTTCGTTTAGTATTTATTTAGGTTTTCTTTATTAAAAATATAATTTATCTTTACAAGAACTATTATAGATTATTAGACCGAGTTTGTCAACAGTTACGGTCATTTAATCTAAAATATTTTTTCTTGTATCCTTTGAAAGGTTGTTACAAGTGGATTTATACGAAAAAATAAAAGAGCTTGCAGCTCAAAAAAATGTATCAATTAGCCGATTGGAAGAGGAACTAGGTTTTTCAAACGCCTCACTTAAGCGCTGGAAAAATTCTAATCCTGGAGCCGATAAATTGGCTAAAGTAGCAAAATACTTCAATGTTTCTGTAGATTACCTTCTTGGATTAGATACTACTGAACCAAAACAAACTAAGGTTGATTTAGTAGAGTTAGCCAATAAACCTAAAGACTTTGATTGGGATGCAGTATTGTCAGCTGGTGGCAAACCTATACCAGAAGAAGACAAAGAACTCATCCGACGTCTATTTGCGCATAAACTATCTGATTAAAATATGGGGGTAGTTTATGACTTCAAAAGATTTGTTAGATTCAATTATCTATGAAATAGAAAAGTTAGGTATTGAATTAAAAACTGGTGATTTAGTAGGTGCTGTAGCATATATTTCTCCTGAAGCTGGTTGGGGTATTTGGGACAAAAATAGAGCAAGTATTTTTGACTTATGCCATGAATATATTCACGCAAAATATGGCGATACAACTCGCTGTTCCGATAATGATTGCACTAATCCTTGCGAAATAAGAGCTAATAAGGAAGCTGCCCTCCTTCTTTGGAAAGTATTTGAAAAAAATGGGGGTACTTCTAATGATATAGCACGCTTTATTGAAGTTACAGGTTGTCCCGAAACACTAGCTACAATAGAAATCCTTAAATCTAAGATAATCGATTGGAGCAAGACAGAAATACATACACACGTTGATGATTATTTAGACCAAAGCGAAGAGGAACCCGAAGACTGGGACTTATATCGCGTTATGGATGCTTGTCGCATAGACTACAAATGGGAACTTCTTGTTGAAAATTTTATTAAAGAGTACTACTGGAATCGTTTTAAAAATAATAAAATTGGATAGCGAGTAAAATAATATTGAGTTTACATAGGAGCTATTTATGAAAATAGGAATGAGAAAGCCCAGTATCAAAAAAAGCATAAAAGCTCGTACTACTGGTAAAGCAAAGCGCAAAGTAAAAAAAGCCCTAATTCCTGGATATGGGAAAAAGGGCATAGGATATATTAAAAATCCTAAAAAAGCTGTTTATAATAAAGTCTACAAAAAGACAACTTTTTCTTTTTGGGATTTATTTAAATAAAAACATTAGGAGTATTTATGGGAATTTTAAAAAAACTTAAGCAATTAACTACTTTAAATAAAGATATAGAAAATGCGGATACTTCTTTAGTTAAATTAAAATCTGAAATTAATTCTATTGATTTAAAGTTAGCGAAAAATAAAGAATTACTAGATAATCAAGAATTAATGATTGAAAAATTTTCTAAAGAATTTCAAGAGGAAAATAACGAAGTTCGACTTAAGATTATAGAAGAGGCGGTATCTGAAAGTGAAAAAATAAAAAAAGAGTCCGATGAATATGCAGCGACTGTCTCAAGCCAATTCCACGAGACAGTAAAAAATAACGAAGAACTTTCAATAAAAAATGAAGAATTAAAAAAAGAAAATTCAAAGCTATTACGTCAAGGAAGAAAATGGCGATCCGACATTCAATTCATAAAGACTTTAAGTTCTTCTTTTAATTTTTCAATTGATAACGAGGAATTATACAATAAAGCAAAGGAAACTCTTTCTGAAGAACACTTATTGGATACAATTTCTAATCTTCATTTACATTCAGATGATTCTAAAGAACTTAGGAAGCTCTCCACTGCAACTAAAAGAGAAATAACTAATATTCTTACTAAGTATGAAAAAAATTATACAACTAAAACTAATAGAACCATATATGCCCTAATGGTTATTGGTTTACAAGCAGAGATAAAAATATTGATGTATAATTTAACATTTAATAAAATATCCGAATCAAAAGATAAACTTGAAGAAATTATTCATAAATTCCTTATTATTGCAGGCGAAGGAAATCAAAGTATACTCCCGACTATAACTAAATTTTTATTGGAAATTCAACCTTTATATTCTGAACTTCTTGATATTGAATATAAATACTTTATTTACCGTGAGCGAGAAAAAGAAGAGCAGCGCCAACTTAAGGAGCAAATGAAGCAAGAAGCCGAAGAACGTAAAGCTATGGAAGCTGAGAAAAAGAAACTTTCTATTGAGGAGGGTAAATATAAAACTGAAATTGAAAAAAATTCTGAATTACTCGAAAAAGAAACAGATGCAAATAAAATTGAACAGCTTAGAGTTCGTATTTTAGAATTACAAAGTCAATTATCATCTGTTGAAACCAAAAAAGAAGAAATTGCTAAACTCTCCTTAGGTAAGGCTGGATATGTTTATATTATTTCTAATCTTGGCTCGTTTGGGGAAAATATATTCAAAATAGGTATGACGAGAAGACTAGAACCTCAACAAAGAATTGACGAACTAGGTAGCGCCTCAGTTCCTTTTAAATTTGATGTCCATGCGTTTGTATTCAGTGATGATGCAGTTGGCTTAGAGAATAAACTGCATCGTATGCTTACCAATAATCGCGTGAATAAAGTGAACCTCCGTAAAGAATTTTTTAAAGTTGATATTAACCAAATAGAAAGTATCATTGAAGAAATTGATCCAACAGCAAGCTTTAACAAAACAATACTTGCCCAGGAATACAATCAATCATTAGCAATGATTGAAAATGCAATAGCTTAATAATAAAAATCCGCCCAAAAGCTTTGGACGGCAAGGGCGGATTTAAATAAAATGTGCAGAAAAGACACAGTTATGTGATGTTTTCTTGTACTCTATTTTACAGGAAAAAGGAGTGAAAATCAAATATGGCTAGATATGTAAAGCGTGGTAAATCGTGGCAATATGAGTTATCGTATAAAGACCACGAAGATGGTAAATTTAAAAAATTACGTAAATCTGGGTTTAAAACAAAAAGCGAAGCCATAGCTGAAGCTGCGGAAATTGAATCTAACCTTGCAAAAGGATTTAAGTTAAAACCAATAAAGATGTCTTTTCCTGAGTATTTTGAGCATTTTATTAATACATACAAAAAAGGAAGTATTAGAGAAAATACTTTGAAAGGATATATGTCTAACCTAAAAAGAGTTCAAGAGTTATTCGATTCAACACTTGTTAAAGACATTACTAGAACTGATTATCAGAAACTTATTAATATATTCGCTAAAGATCATGCTAAAGATACTGTTTCAAATCTAAATACTCAAATTAGGCATAGTTTACAGCCCCTGATAGATGAAGGTGCTCTTCAATCAGATTTTACTAAAAATGTTGTAATAAAAGGGAAAAATATCGGAAAACAAACTAATGAGAAATTTATTAATTTAAGCCAGTTTAAAAAATTAGTTGAATATTTCAAAAATCATCTTAATCCATTTTACTCATCATCAACAGTACTTTATATTGCTTCAATTACAGGGATGCGTCTTAGTGAAGTGTTAGCATTAACATGGGAAGATATAGACTTTGAAAAACTAGTAATTCATACTCATAGAACTTGGGACTATAGAAACAAAAAAGAAAACCAAGATTTCTTACCAATGAAAACTGATTCCTCAAATAGGTTCATTATTATAGATGAAGTTAATGCCCAAGTTTTGAAAAAATTTCAATGTAAACAAAAACAAATCTTACAGAAACTCAATGTTCAACCTCCATATAATCTTGTCTGCTGGAATATAAAAAATGGCATACCGAATATATCTTCAATTCAACGGTCACTTAAAGCTGCTTTATCCGCTTGTGACATAAAAGAAAACCTTTCGATACATGGATTAAGACATACACACGCTTCTATATTACTTTATCAAGGTATTGATATTATGACAGTGGCAAAGCGCCTTGGCCATTCAAGTACATTAATCACACAAAACGTTTACGCTCATATTATAAAGGAACTTGAAGTAAGAGATTCGGAAAAAATAAGAAATATTTTTCAAGAAATATAA